TACCTGCGCAAAGGCTCTAAAGTCTATGTCGAAGGTCGTTTAAGAACCCGTAAATGGCAGGATCAGAACGGTCAGGATCGTTACACTACGGAAATCCAAGGTGACGTGTTACAAATGCTGGACAGCAAGCGAGACAGCGAACCGAATCATCAGCCACGGCAAAAGCAAAGCAATAACGCATACGCCAAGGCTAAAGATGGTGCACCAATTCCACCGGCAGATAATTTTGACGATGATATTCCGTTCTGAATTCCATATGAACTAACCAAACCCGCTCACAAGGCGGGTTTTCTTTTATCTACAAACAACCCTTAAATAACTGGAGGCTCACATGAGCAAAACTAGCTTTGATAAAACATTATCTCAACTTAATCGTGGCGAATTAAACGCAGAATTAACTGACGCACTCGCAGAAGTAATTAAGGCAGTCCGCGAAACTCGTAAACAAGGGACGCTAACATTAAGCCTGAAAGTATCCATGCTTAACACGCGCACCGAAAACCAAATCAAAATCACACCAATGGTTAATTCAAAAATCCCTGAATTGGATCGCGAAGAAAGCATTGTGTTCTCAACGGCTGACGGTGACGTGCTTTTCGATGACCCAAGCCAACTTAAAATGGATTTGAAAACCGTCGAAGATAAACCGGCAAGCGGTCTGAAAGTCGTTAGCAGATCCGCCGCAGCTTAAGCTTAATCGTAAATCTTAATCACCAGCCTGTCACACGACAGGCTTTTTTTTTACTTAACTCCATAAGAGGAAAAACAAATGGAAAATACAACCGTAAACGAAATTGCCAATCTTGCACTTAATGGTTTACCAGTTCGGGAGGGTTGCAAAGCAGTCATTTTAAATAACGATTTTAACGTCGAATCGCTGGAAAAATTACAGCCTGCGCCTAACCGTTTGCGCCAAAATCTGAACTTAAAAACCGAACAGTCCTTAATTGATTACGCCAACAAATTCAAGGTAGCCGGCACCGCTATTTTTGCCGACTTAGATGAATTGGAAATTACTGCCGTTTTTGACTACCACGCAGATCAGGCTAATCCACGTTGGGGAGACCATACCGCAACTTATAACTGTCCTTACTCAAAAGATTGGAAAGAATGGACGCGCAAAGACAAACAGGCAATGAGCCAAGTTGAATTTGGTGCATTCTTGGAAAATAACATTCATTGCATCGCAACTGACGGCAATATCGTAAACGGCGCCGAATTGTTGGCAATGGTGCTTGCCTTTGAAGAAACCCGCAAATCTGAATTTAAATCGGTTAAACGCTTACAAGACGGCACTATGTCATTTACCTACACAGACGAAAAAACTGGTGCCGGCAACGCAAAACTACCGGAAGAAATTGTACTAGGCATCCAACCGTTCCATAACGGCGATTACTACCAAGTAAAAGCGCGCATTCGTTATCGCATTAAAGACGGATCGTTGTTCTTGTGGTACGAATTAATCAATCCGGAAAAAGTGGTTGAAGACGCGTTTAATACAACATTGGAAAAATTGAAAGCCAATATTACCGACGTAGATTTCTACGAGGGCGTATTAGACTAAATAAATACGACCGCACTTTCAATCAAAATATGACTAAAATACGCCCTCACAAGGCG